AGTCATTCGTTTCTTGGCTTTGCGCAACTGCACGAGTACACGCGCACCAAGGGGAATCGCACCGGGGTCTACAAGAGGAAATGCTTCCTCTAAATCAGCGGCATTACCCGCTACCGTGCTATCGGTCATCTTCATCTTCTTTCAAAAGGTAGTTAAGAATCTCAAGGGACGCTTCAAGTCCGAGGTTTTCTCCGACTAGGCGTTGGTATGCATTGAAGTCGGACGCATTTCCATGCGCCAACCCCTGTGCAATCTCTGCCTGACGCGCTTTTACAGCGCCGATAAAGTCGGAAATTAACTTCATGCGTTGGACTTATCCACGCCCTTGGGTTGGGAAAAATTCCCGTGGTCGCTGTTGGCCTCTGGCATGGTCGCTTTTGATTGCTCTTTCAATGATTCGCCTGTAATCCAAGCGCCAGCCGCCATGCGGGTCTTCTGACGTACTTGCTCTGATTGCAGTTCTTTGACTTCTTTGTCCATTTCATTCTCCTAAGTTGCGTTGTGTTGCTTGGTTGAGTTGAATTGCAGTTTCTTCCTGCTCTTTGCGCAGTTTGACCTCGTCCACGGTCAACTCTGCGGTCTTGATTCGCTCTTGCGTCAAGTTGTTCTCGGCGTTCATGGCAATCTTGGCGTCCCTGTCCATAGCGTCTTTTTCCATTTCTGCCGCAAACTTCTGTTGGTCGAAGGCCAGTTTGGCTTGGTCTGCCGCTGTACGGCGCTGTGTCTCTGCCATAGACGCTTGCAACACAGCCTGAGCCTCGCCTTCCATTGGAGGTGGTTGTGGCTTGAACTGTTGCATCAATTGGCCCAACTGCTCCAGCGCTGGCATGACGCCTTGGAACACCTGCTGGGAATCCAGACTGACGTGGTCGGACGCCACCGCAATAGCGCGGTCGATTTCCTTGGCAATCTTGCTCTCTTCGTACTTGCCCAACTTGACATCGCCAGCCGCAAGGACGTAGCCCTGCACCTGCTGGGTGTACCAAAGCATCATGTGTTGCTTGATGTGTTCCAGTGCCTGCGGGATGAACTTGGGCGCGATGAGGCGGTTTGAGCCAAGCGCTGGGTCGAGCGCAAACGTCAAATGCGTTTGGATGTGCGCAAGGTGGTCTTGACGTGGGTAAGCAAAGGCTGGCCTGTTCAATGCCATTGCGCTGTTCTCGTCTGCCGCGTTCAACTCTGCTGGTTTGCCAGTGTTTGGCATCAGTTCGTTGACGTTTGGAATCTTCAGTTGTTTGAGCATACGGCTCACCACCGCACGCTGGTCAAAAATGGCTGGAAACTGCGCAGACAACTGCATGACCGACTGCATCTGAGCGACACGCTGGGTTTCGCTGAAGATGTGGGGGTCAGACACAGGAACCACGTCGCTGTTGCGGCGGAAGTCCTCGCGCTTGATGGGCAACTCAGCGACGATGTCACCCTTGCGTTGCTCGTCCAAGTGCCAGCGGTTGATACGTCCAAGAATATGCAAGACACGGCGCTGGGCGTCGTGCAAACGTGCGTGGATGGAGGAGAACACTACCGCGCCCTGCTCAATCAACGCTTGGGTCGTACCCACAGGCATATTGCTCTTTGCGTCTGCAATCTTCTCTTCGGCGGTGGTAACCACACCTTTGGCTTCGGTCGTCAGCCAGCCTAGCAACTGGTACAGCACAGGGGAGGGTGGGTTGAAGGGCATGGGCATCGCAATCTTGCGGATGTCATCCACGCCAATGCCACCTTCAATCTCCGTCACCTGCGTAATTTCAATCTGGTCGGACTGCCCTGAGACCTTTGCACCCTTCAACTTCAGCATCGTCAGGGAGTTGTTGACGTGCGCAGTGTCCAGCAAGGCACGCAATGACCCCGTAGCGGCGGCGGAAAGACCTCCGATGAGGTGAGGTAGCCCGATGGCATACGCGCCCCTCCAAGGGATGAATTTAAACTCTACAAGCCAGTCCAGCTTGGTGTAGGTTTCGTCGCCCTCTTCCCAGTTGCGGTACAAACCTAAAACCTTGCGGTCGAGTTCGTCAATCATCAGGATGTAGGGCGCGTTCTCACCCTTGGTACGCTCGTCGTCGTCAAGGTCAAGCCATGTGTAGATGTGGTACACGCGGCGCAAACCGTCTTCACCGTCCTCAAACTGCTTGCCTTCAATCTTGGCATTTGCCTTCTCGGCGGCAGTCTGCTCAGGCTCGGACGTGGTGCGAATGAAGTTGATGTCGCGGTACAGACCACGGTTAATTCGTTGCTTGAACTCCCACTCGCTGATGTCCTGTTGTTCCGTCACCCGTTGCGAGGTGTAAAAGTTTGCGGAAGCGAAGGGGAGCAGGATGTTGTCAATGGCGACGAATTCGGCGCAGGGTCGGCGCTTCTTGTCGTCGTACCACAGCTTCATAAACTGTGAACCACCCAACGGCAACTGGGTCAGCATTTGCTCCTGCTCGTCCCTGAACTCTTCAATCTGCTCGGTCAACTGCCAGTTCATGTAGTCGCGCTTGCGCTCGGCGGTCTCAGTCTTCTCGTCCGTTACCTCGCCCAGAATCTTGGTCTTGGCAGGGCCATCAGGCGGGAACATCTCCTTGATGGCACGCGAGGCAAAGTCCACGCAGGCTTCAGCCATCATCGGATGCACAACCTTGGAGGCTCCAAGGAATTGAGCGCCGCCCGGTGCATCATCCCCCATGCCTGTACGGCGCAGACCTTCTTCGTATTGCTTGTCACGCTTCTTGCGTGCTTGGCGGTCGTTGTCAATCAGGTCGATGTAGCGTGTTGCCATCGCCTCTAAGTCGGTGATGCTGATGACCTCTTCAGCCAAGTTGGCGTAGAAATCTTCGTCCTCGGCTGGGCCTTTGAAGTCCTCTAGCTTGACGACAGCGGAACCGTCTGGCAACTCCTCGACTTCGGGGTCTTCGCCGGGGAGCATATCCACCTCCGCGCCACCCTCCTCAGTCATTCGGATGCCCTCGATGAAGCGGTCTTCGTCTGGGCCAATTGGGTACTCTGTTGCCATATGTAATCCTTATCGTGACATTGCGGCAAGTCCACCGCGTCGTTTCTTTGATGCTTCAGGCTTCATGCCCTTGTATGCTTGGTAACCTTTTTTGACGCCCTTGCGAATTAAGCCTGCGGGGGCGGCAATACCTGCCACAGTCTCCGCTATGGGGAACTCGTTCTCTCCAAGCATCCCAGCCCTGTGCATTGCGTCAATGATTTGCTCACTGCCAAACCAAGGCTTCTCAGAAGCCAAACTGGTTCCCGCAACTGCATCAGGAATCATCAGACCCAAGTTCACCAAGTCGGGGATAGCGCCAGCATATTGAGCGCCGACACGCAGGGCAAAGTCTTTTGCACCCTTTGCGCTTTTGAGTTGGCTGGCTTCGTCCTTGACGTTTTGCTTTGCCCACTCGTATGTTGCTGGCGCGTTTTTCTTCATGAGCTCCCACGTCTTGTCATCTATGACGCGAAGGTCGTTAGCGGTTACGCCCAACTCTTCTGGAGAGAATGAGCCTGCGCTTGTGGTTACGCCGCCTTTATCGTAGAAGCTCAACTTTTTGAATGCGCCACCGCCTTCTGCTTTCTTCTCAGGCGGGACGACAGACAGTTGGGGTTTGGGCGCGTTCTGCTTGTTGAGCGCACGCTGGAATAGTTGGTCTTGAGTTGGTTCACGCATGAACTCGCTCAACTCCTTCATGAACTGCTCACCAGTTGGCGAACCGTAAGACTCCATGCCTGCGCGGCGTTGGCCTAGTTGGTCGCCCTGCTGGTAGGCGTGGGGCATTTCCTGCTTGAACTCTTTGACGTTAGGCCAAGTCATGTCGCCGTTGGTCACGCTACCGTCAGGCATCTCTTTGAAGGTATAGCCGTCGGTCGTCTTGAACAAGCGGCGGGCGATATTGAGACCGCCCTTGATAATCTTGCCACCGTCGGCGTACTCGAAGTCGTCAGCCTTGCCGTACTTGGGGTTCTTGCCCAGCACGAGCGGGCCAATCTGGATGACCTCGTCCGCCCCAGTGATTGGCTCCATCGTGGCGCGGTCGTAGAAGTAGGAATGACGCTCAGGGTCGAAGCCGATTTGCCTCCAATCTGGATGGTTCAGGTACTCCTGCGCCTTGGCGACTGCCTCTTCCTCGTTCATCGGGTTCCACTCGCCCTTAATCTTGGCGTAGGGAGCCTTCTCGCCACCCATCGCAATTTTCTTGGACTGGGCTTGGCTGGCGCTGAGTTCCGCGTTCTTCACGCTGGAGACTGGGCCATACGCGACCTTCTTGGCCTTCTCGTCGTGGATGGAGTTCACCCACACACCCTTGTTGGTGTAGGCAGGGATGTCGAGGCGTAGACCGACTTTGGAGCCGGGTTCGTACTCTGCCTGCATTCCATAGCGAGACTTTGCCGCATCACCGCGCAGTGCGCCAATCGCTTCCTCTTTGGAGGCAGGCTTTGGCACAAAGTTGTAGGGCGTCACAGGCTTGTACAGCTTGACCATATCGTTGTACTGCGCTTTGGTAATCTCGCCACGCATCAACTGCTCGAGGGCGTCCGCGACTTCTGGAACTCGCTTGGTCACGTCCTTGTAACTCATGCTCAGGCGGTCAACCTTAGGGGCTTCTTCTCCGCTCTCCAGCAACTTCTTGCCAACGGTAGCAACACCCTCAGCCAGCTTGCCAAACTTACCAGCCTTGCCGCCGTCAGCCATGAACTCCAACTTCTTGAAGGCTCCACCGCCTTGAGCCATATGCTTAGAGATGGCGTTCGTCAAGCGGCTTTCTAGCGAATCAACTTTTCCGCCTTTCGCCATGCCGTTGGTGATTGCTTGCTTTAGCCTGTCTTCCATTGAATCGTTGCTGACTTCGCCGCCTTCTGCGCGTTGCAATCCAGTTTCACGCACGTCAGGCATACCCTCTTTGCGATACCACGGGAGCAGGTCACCCTCACCCGTTTCAATCTGCCTCAGCACTTCTTTGCGCACGTTGGCTGGGTTAGGTTGAACACCTTTCTGTTGCAAAGTGAAAGCGACTTGCTTTTCGAGCAGGTCGAGCGCGTCACCGCGTGGGGATTTGAGTCCAGTCAACTCGCCACCACCGAACCAGCGACCAGCCTGAGCCATACCACCGGGGATGCCAAGGTCTTCAGCAATACTCAATAAACCCTCTTCACCCTTGCCGTACTCAGTGTTACCAAAGCCACCCTGCTCGTTGAAGTAGGGATGGTAGCGACTGCCTTGCGTATGACCGCCAGCCTCATGGACGTCCAGCACTGCTGACTTGGCGAAGTCGCCAGCTTTCTGCGTGCCGTAGGTCGGAATCTTGTAGTTGGTTGGGATGTTGGCAAGGTTCTGCTCACGCAGGTTCACGCCACCCTCAATGACGTTTTGTACGCCTTGGCGGTGGATAGGCATGAGGGGCAGACCAATACCGAACTTCTTCTTGTACTCAGCCATCTCCTTAGCGACATTCTCCTCAGTCAGAGGGATGCCACGCGCATTCATGTTGCGCAGGAACTGACCGACTGCCATCTCGTTCATGATGGAGTTGCGGGCGGAGGCGGGCGCGAGTGAGTGAATCCATTGGTCGAACTTCTCCGCAGGCATTCCTGCTTCCATCACCGCCTGCTTGACAGGGTAGAGCGAGGCGTAGAACGTCTCACCACCTAGTGGTAAACCGCGCTTGATTTGTTTCTCAATGAGGGCGCGGTTCTCTGGGTCGGTGTACAACTCTTCAACATGGGAGGTGCTGGCGCGTGCTGGCTTGTCACGCGGGAAGGATGACTGCGGTACGTCAGGAAAGCCTTCAAGGGCGTCTTTGATAGAGGAGCGGTCAAATGCCTGCAACTCTGGGCGCGGAGGCGTCCACGGTTCCGTGGGTTGGTCGAGGAACTCGTTCGCTTTGCGCTTACGCTCTGCCACCACCTCGGCGGTGTTCTGCATCTTGTTGGGGTTGCTTTCGGCAAACGATGCCTTGGCAAGAGGGCCGTACCGTTTCTCAAGGGCAGGCTTCTGGACACGCTCCCACTCCAGCTTCTTGGTTGCCTGCGCCAGCGCTTTCTTCTGCACTTCAGCGTCAGACAGCTTGGGGTTTGCGTCCGCAATCTTGTCCGCGAACTTGGCGGTGGTGGACTCCAATATCTTGGAGGTGTAGGCAGGCGCTGGTTCAGCAAGAAGTTTCTTACCTATATTTGCTACGCCTTTGATTGCCTTAATTTGTTTGGGTTCTGCCATAGTTACACCGCGTATGGGTTAACCCGCTCTTTACGGGCATAAGCATAGTCATCATCGTCATCATACCGAGGCTCTGGGTTAATGTCGAGGAAACCCATGTCTTTCAGTAACCGAATCGCTTGCGTTGCGCTATCGACGTAGTCATCGTGAGCGGCGTCAGGGAAGGCGCATATCTGGGACAGGAAGCCCTCCGCCCAGTCCTTGACGTAGCCCTTGTGGACAGACGACTCTGGGAGCCAGACGCGCCCAGTCGCAAAGATGGAGGCGGTAATCTGGAGGCGGGTCATCTTGTCAGCACCGCCGGGGTTCCACGCACGCACAGGCAGGTGCATCGCCTGCAACTCTTGCACCAGAGACAGACCCGACGCCTTGGCTTCCACCAGTATCAGGTCAGGGCGCTTGGCATCCTTGCCATCCCCATAGGAGACGCGCCACTCGTCCAGCACCTTGGGCTTCAGCTTGGGGAAGGTCAGATGCTCTGCCCAGCAGTCGAGGAGCAGTACGGACATCGGGCCATCCATCGGCTTGAACACGCCCCACGTTGTCATCGCGGTCGGGTCGTTGTAGGTCTTGTCCGTGTAGGCAGAGTCGTAGGACTGCACGATGTACTCAAACTTAGGGAAGGGCTTGTCCGCTGGGTACAGCTTGAACATATCGCGGGAGACCACCTTGCCGTCCTCAAGGTCAACCAATTGGCCCATCACCTCCTGCTCGTACAGCTTACTGCCTTTATAGGACTCCAACTGCTGGCGGAAGGTAGAGGCGAGGTTTGCCTCGTTCTCGTAGGTGCTGGCGCGGTCAATCACCACGTCCGCTCCTTCGCGCCCAACCAATTCGATGATGAGGTCTTTGGGGCGCGGTGTCGTTGTCACAATGACGCGAGGCTTGTCACCCAGACGCAGGCCCATCATCATCATGTCCCACGCCTCACCAGCGCCAAGGTATTGGAATGCCGCCAACTCGTCACACCACGCGAAGTGGAACTGCGGGCCACGCAGACGCTCGTAGGAGTCGCCTGAGATGCCTCGGATGATGGAGCCGTTGGACAGCTTAATCTGGTGGTCTTGTTTATTGTAGTCAACCACCAGTTCGGTGGGGATGCAGGCGAGGAGGCCAGACTGGCCCTCAAAGCAGGTGAACTTGATGTCGTTAGATGTGGGCGCGAGGACAAGGCAACGGGAGTTCGGGTTCGTCCATGCCCACCACCACAGCGCCTCAGCGGCGGAGCGGGTCTTGCCTGCACCGCGCCCTGCCAGCATCATCCAGACGGTGTAGTCCTGCTCTAGCGGTGGCGGTATCTGGTACTTGTGAGCGCCAGCCACCCATTTTGCGTGGGCGATGTAGGCAATGCGGTCATGCTCGGACTTGGCGTTGAACTCCGCCTGCACCTCTGGGTCTTCGAGCAACTCAGCCAGCACGCTTCGTCATCTCCATGTTCTTGATGATTTCGAGGAACTTGTTGGCGTTGGTGTCCTCGGTCTTGATGGCGGCTCCACCCTCCACGCCTTCGATGGCAACGCGGTCGCCGTACTTGGTGGGGTGGAACTTCGCCAGCAACTTCAGGCGGGTCTCAATCTGTAACTTGCGGTGGCCCAGCATATCCTCGATGGTGGTCGATGACCCCTCGTCGGTCATCACCTGCTTCTGGCCCAACTGGATGGTGTCAGCAATTAGCAAGCATTCCTCAGCCAAGGCGTCGTAGCCAATATCGCGTGCGCGTGCGATGGATGCGGAAAGAGACTCGTCGCGCCCCATCCAATCGTAAACCGTCCTCCACGCAGGGAAGCCCTCGTTGTCTCGGCATATCTGTCTAAGCGGTATTCCCTCACTCAGTTGCTCACAGATGATGCGTGCTATCTCAGGGTCGTACTTTGAGGGGCGTCCAGTCTTCTTGGGCGCAGGAGGCGTCTTTGAGGGCGTGGTGCTACCTTGGGCCTGCGTGGCGGCCTTCGGTGTCTTGGCGGGCCTCTTAGACCCCTTCTTGATGGTTTCTGGCATAACCCGTAATCCCCAGTGAATGAACGAATGACTCAAGTGTATTCGATTCGCTTTCACTTCGCCAGTCTACGCTTTGGGCATAGGTATACCAATCAAGGCAATCTACCTTGTCTCACCAACACCAGCGACACAAGTTCTGAAGGTGTTGTCGGCATCGGCATTCAAGCCAATAACCGACTCGGTTTTATTTCGCTTTCGCTTCGCTACACAGCTTGCCAACGTATGCGCTGGTGCTTTGCTTTGCGCAGTCCTCTTCGGTCAATGTGAAGTCTGGAACCCACGCCATAAGCACGAAAACCAGAACCATCATTGTACCAATAACGACCTTCTCAAGCAAGGTTTCTTCTCTCATTCTTTGTCCCCTTCCGCCCACTTGGCGAGTTGTTCAACAGCGACCTCGTGCCAGTCAACATCAGCGATGTAAGCATGGGCGAGACTTTTGGCGATGTCTGGTGAAACCTCGATGTGATACCTGATGCGCTCCTCAATCGCCTCCCCCATCGCGTAGGGGCAGACAAGGTCACCATCGACAGGGTCATTGACCCCATCGAAGTCAGACAGCACGATGTCCTTGAGGACAGTGGCTATCCCCAGCTTCATTTCAACTCCACATCATTGTCTTCGTCTGGGTATTCGTCCTTGTTGGCGCGGTCTTCGTCGGTTTCGATGGGGGTGTGCAGTGCCTCGTAGTCACGCTTTACCTTTCGACGGCGCTCGTCCTCCGCTAATTGCTCTGGGGTGATAGCCTTAAACTGCTTGAGTAGTTCGGCCTCCACCTCATCGAACAGGTTGCTCATGTTGTTCATTTCACTTCCTCCACCGTCACGCGGTACTTGCGACCGTTGCGGTCTTCCACCTCAATAGTCTTCTTAGTGCTGGCAAAGCCACCAGACTCGGTCAGGTCGTACTGTGGGCGGCTCACGCTGGACAGCAGGCGCTCGGTGTCGTTGGCCTTCAGGTTGCCGACAATGGTGTGCGCGATGTAGTCGCAGTACACGACGTAGGACTTTGGCAGGTTGTCAAAGAACTGGTTGACGATGGTGTTCATGGTGTCAAAGTGTGTCATATCGATTCGCTTTCTATTCGGTTGTGATTCGGTTGAGGGGGCTTACGCCCCCGTGGATTTAAAAGTGTGGGTCAAAGTGATGGTCGCGCATACCGAGAACTAAACCACCGCTACGGCGTTGCTTGAATCTGCCTGTACCTTGGTTGATGTAACCGCGAACCCATTTGCCTGTCTTGCGCTCCATGCGGTACATATCGGCGTACCCAGTAGGGTTTGGCTCGAAGGTGTAAACGGCGCTACCGTCATGCACGCTACCAGAGACAACCATTGGCTTGTCTTCGATGACAAAAATCTCGTATGCCCACACCTTGCTCTTCAACTCAGTAACCTTTGTCACTGTTGCGGCGTGGCGGTCAGTCCATGACAACTTAGTTGCGCCCATGCCAACTTCAGGCGCTGGTGCGCCAATCGTCATGCGGCTGTACAAGTGGTTTACGACGCTGTTTGTTTGTGTTCCGATGTTCATTTCGCTGTTCCTTCTGTGTTACCTGACTATGCTGGATTGCTGTGTCAGTGATACTAGTATAACACCAAATTAAACGACGTCAACAATTTTTTCAAATTATTTTGTAGGTACTTTCCCTAATGCCTTCCGAGCGGCTATTTCACGCTGAAGGATGTGCCAGAAGGGGGACTTGATTGGATTCAGTTTGGCTTGCCTTCCATCTTTAGGTGGGCCAACAACTCCTTCACGGCGAACACGTCAGTGGGGTACACGTTGATGTATCGCTCAATCTCGTTCAGGACGTAGCCATAGCCCGCGTCAAAGCCTTTGATGTACTCAGACATCACCGCCTCGCTTTGGGGGCGCTTACAGCCCTCGTGGGCCTTCGTGAAGGCATCAAACGCATCCAAGATGTCGTCAATGGGCGCAGGCATCTTGACAGCCTGCGTAAAGCCGCAGTGTTTGCACTCCATGCGCTGGGTCTGGCTGTTGTGGACGATGTGGTCGGTGTTCATGCTGTCTCCCTTGCTTCTTTGCGACCGCGCTCAACAAAGTAACGAGCGTCGCTTTGGTCATTGATGTGTTCTTCTTGGAGCATCTTGCGAATACCCTCTGCTACTGCACGAGCCTTGTCGGCGCTCGTTGCCTTCTCGTACTTGTAGCCTGCGTTGATGTAATCTGCTTGCGCGTGTTTCATATTGCCCTCTTACCAGTTCGCGTATTTCTTAAAAGCCTTGGTGTACTCGGCTCTGCTTTTAAATGCTCCATGCTTGATGCAGTAGTGCAGGAACGCCTTATCCATAAAGAAGCCTTGCGCCTTCTCGTCGTTTGACTTGCCCAATTCTTTGTAGGTCTCGCCGTTGTAGTAATCACGCAGGACAAACTTGACCTTGTCCCACAGGTATCCACCGTCTTCGTTCTCGACCAAAGACTCGCCACCGACGCGCCCGTAGCCGTCATAGGAACCCTCGAACTTGCGACCGTCAGGCAACAGTGCCACGACGTTGTTGAGGTGCGGAATGCCAAGAGCGTCAACCACCACAGGCAGGTGAGTCTTTGCACAACATTTTGAAAAGTATCCCATTCGCTTTCCTTTCGCTTATAAAAAAGCCCCCGAAGGGGCTGGTTGATTAACGTGATGTGACTTTGACTGTGAAGACGGCAGATGTCTTGGTGAACTTGGCGTAAGTCTCTGCGCCGTATTCAGCGATGAACTTCTTGCTGTCGAATGTGGAGCGATTGGTGTCGCTATATGTAGCGCGGAAGAGGTTGCCTTCAACGTAGCGCACACCGTCTGCGTCTACTGCCAACTTGCCGTCAGCGCCAGCTTCTTTGATGCCGTCTTTGATAGCGTCGGCTTGCTTGGTCAACTCAGCAATCTGAGCCAAGAGGTTACCCAGTACGTCGACTTGGGTCAGGGAGATGTCGTTTGCTTTCATGGTGAACTCGCTTTCGTTTGTAACCTGCCTTGCAACAATTGCTTGGTCAGTGAAGATAGTTTAACACCACGTTAAACGTCGTCAACACCTTTTTAAAAATATTTTCTAAGGAAAACCCTAATACGTTGCTATTTTGCTACAAGGTCTTGCTCCGCCATCTGACAGAAGATGGAACACTCGATGTCAGGCTCCTGCGGGTAGTTCCCGTCTGTAGGCTTGAGTTCATCGAGGTAACGGTCTTTAAAGATGGTCTGCTTCTTGAACCGCTCCAGCTTTGCCATACGGTCAAACTGCTCAGGGAAGTCCACTCGAATCTTGTTCCAGTACCCCATCCCGCCCTTGACGCACCCAATGCAGTTGTTGTTGAGGTAGCCCAGCTTGTACATCTCTGGGAGGGCAATCCCTGCGTTCTGGAGCATTGCTAGGCAGTCGACCTTGTTCAGCCCCTTATCAATCAACGGAACCCAGACGTCGACCTCGTTGTTGGCATCAATGAATCGGTCGTAACGCTGTTGCTCTTCGGCGGTGTACCCAAACACCTGACGGTCGCCCACCTGCTCATAGCGCTCACGCACCTGCTTCTTTAGGACTCGCGTGCATGGAGCCGCGCCCCTGATATTCATCGCGCTAGTCTTGAACGTCTCGTAAATAGAGCGCTTGTAGTAGTCGTTGCCAAGGATGACGATGTCCTGCCCAAACCACTTCTCACACTCCGCGAGGAATCGCTTGTTGTCGGGATGCTCCTCCATGACCTCGGTATAGGCAATCACCAATGGCAACTTGCCTGCGTTCTCCGCGATAGCCAGCTTGGTGGCAACAGCACTCGCCGCGCCACAGCTAAACCAGCAAACAATTCGTTTTGTCATTCTTCTATTCCCAATAAGGTCATTGTTTCTTTGAGAAGGTCAGCCTCGTCATAACCGTAGTGTTTTTGGAACCCCTTGGTTCCGAGGCCATGCAAGCCCGTAGAGCCACGATGATGCTCAGGGCAGAGCGGTATCACACTCATGTGGCTAGAACGCCCCCAGCCCCCTGCTAGACGCCTTGGGTGGTGTAGTTCTGCTGGCGTGCCTTGGTATCCCATCCGCCTGCATACCGCGCACCCCAGTTCAGCCACGGCGCTCATGTGTTTCTTTTCTTTCAACGTAGTCATTGCTTGCCCTTGGTAAAGCCTGAGCGGTTCTTGAGGTCGTGGCAGGTCTGACATCGCCACTGTGGCATTCCACTGCTGTTCCTACCCTTCACGTCGGCTGGTCGCAGGCGACATACCTGACAGGTCTTTGGTTTGTCAATCATTCAATTCCTTTTTGAGTCGCTCATTGCGTGAGCCTGCCTCGAACCCAGCCATATAGGCTCGGCGCTCTACCCAATACTGGTCTGGGCGGTGACTGTGTTCCCAGTCGTCAAAGGACTCGATGTTGGTTCGCAAAGAGACAATCTGACGCTTGCGCCAGCCCTCAGCTTCTCTGGTCGCCTGCTCACGCTCAATACGGTCGAACTCTTCGTCTTCTGGTGTTGCCGTCACAATCATTCTCCACATTGAATAAACCATAAAAAACAACCCCATACCAAACAGAACGTGGTTGTGTAAAACCCAGCCATCAGCAAGGCAGACCACCCACGATAAACCGTGGATGACCCCCCAGTGGAACGAATTAAAACGCATATCGGTTGGAGCAGAGAACGTCGATAACTGTCTCGGTGCTGTAGCCATTGACCAAGCGCTTGCCGTATATCACGCGAGGTCGCAGGCCAGCTTCTTGGCAGTCCTTGATGGCGTCAATCTGCTCACCACGGCTAAGGGGTTGAATGTTCCTGTCCATGATGAGGTTCTGCACTGTGACGTGCGGCTCCTTGTTTGATGAACACCCAGCCAATGCGCCAGCGGCGCAAGCCAAAATCAAAATCTTTTTCATAGCGTTGCCTTTCCTTCTGCTCTGTTGTTTGCTTGTTCTGTTCGCCAGATTTCCACGCGGGCCTGAGCGCCCAACAAGTCCCAGCGTAATTTTTCTTCTATCTCAATCGCCTCGCGCAACCCTTCAAGCAGTTGCACATACTCAGGGTGCGCATATGCCTCGCGCTCCTGCGCCCCAATTGCGTTCTCCATGCTCCGCTTCATCAATATCGCCTTGAGCGATTTGCGATACTCTTCGATGTAGCACCGCTCCGCTTTTGCTTTGGCAAATTTCTTGCCATTGAGCAGGATGTAGTCAACCGCTTTGTGCGGGTCTCTGTCTTCACTCATAGTAAGCCTTTCTTTTTGCGCGGTTGCGCCTAATTACCAATGCAATAAAAACCACCATACAAATCCAAAACATGAATCCAGATAGTGCCATGAATGCCCAAAAAAACTCTCCAAACGTGTTAAACATTTACTCCTCCTTTGGTGGACGCGAACACATCCAATAAAAAACACCAATCAAAGCGGCAAGAAGCCACGCCGCCATCCCCGACAACATAAAAAACAATCCTGCAATATTTAAAAATGTCTCCATCAATCGCCCCTTTTATTCACGAAGTCTTCGCGTACCTCGACCATTGCTTGCGCCTGCTCGAACGCCTCGTAGGCAATATCTATCTTTGACTTGCCCTTGATGGGCTTTTGCATGAGACCCATCAGCGCAAACATTGCATAGATGTCAATCAAGTCTGGTTCCGTTTTCATTTGCGACCCTTCTCTTTTTCTGTAAGGTAATGCATGACGTGGTCGTGCAGTACATCAATCAACGGCGGCTCTCCTGAAAACAGGAAGTACACCACCACGATGGAAATAATCCAGTTCATTCAATCCCCTCTATGGTCACCTTGACCATGCCACCAACCTCGTCGGCCCAGTACACACGCAGGTCTTCAATCAATGCATCGTCTTGCATGACTCCCGCGTAAGTCATGGAGTCGAGCAACGCTTTCAAAAGGTTGTCCAAATCGCGACGACGACGGTCTGGGCGGAAGGCTTGAATCTCCACCTTGACCGCGTAGTCGATGTGCTTGGCGGCGCGTTGAATCAGCACTTGGTCAGCGACCGCCTTGCGGTACTCGCGCCCCTTTGCACTGATGATGGTGCGACCGTTGAAGTTGCGCCAATAGGTGTTGACCGTTGGAGGCCAAGGTAATGTGATTTCAATCATTGGCGTTGTGTAGGTATGCGGTTAAGGATGTCATTGGCAAGAGGCGAGTTAAAGTTCTCGTCGTCTTCTTTGCCAGCCAGTTTTGCCTCATAAGCAAAAGCCATCTCTGCACAGGCTTGACGTTCCATGAATATGGCCTGCTTGGTTGTCTGAATCGCCACCGCCATGATTTCCGCTTTAGCCTCATTCAACGCTTGGTTGAATTGGTCTTGCGTAAAAAATGTCTGCGCTTGCGACAGTATGTTTTTTTCAAAGTTCATATCCACTCTCCTGTGTTACCACGGTTACCTTTTGCCCACTGGTCTCTAACATCCGCCTCAAGACGGGACTTGGGATGAAGTTCGTTCCACCCTTTGTGGCGCTTCCCACGCTCGTCAACGTAACCATTGAGCCAGCGGTACGCGCTATCGCGATTTTCAATACGCATCTTGATGATTCCGCGAACGAGACAACGGTGACGATGCTCATCCTCTCCTTCGCCTTCCTTGCCATAATTCAAAATCTCCCTCCGTTGTCAAAAGACATCGGTATTGAGTCGTGATGCTCAACAAATTGCTGGCTGTCTTTGAGATACCAAAGCGAGTACCAGTCCTCAGCTTCGCCGTTGCGTTGCTTCTCGCACATTAGGTAGGCATCTGGAATCATTGGGTCAACAGAACCGTTCTGTGCATCGTGTTCTTTTTTCTTGTTGCGCCACACCATTAGGACGTTGTCCACTTGGTCGCTGATAGAGCCTGAACCCTTGATGTCGTTTTTGTTTGGCTTGATTTCCTCGCTCTGCAATTTGCGGATGTGGTGAATCAGGTGAACATGGACGTTGTGGTCGCGGGCCAGCGATGTCAACTCATCAACAAAAGACTTCTGCGCGTTGTAGTCGTCTTCGCCAGACACGCACTTCATCAGCGAGTCAATGAAGATGTGTTGCACACCCAACTCCACGGCGCTGTAGCGTGACACGGCAATAACCTGCTGTGCAGTCACAGTGCCTTGCTGGTCGTACAGCCACAGGTTTGCATGAGCAAAAGTTCTCATGCGGGTGATTAGGTTTGTCAGGTAGCGGGCTTTGTCCATGTACCTTGGAAAGTCAATGTTCTCACCAGCAAACTGGCGGAGCATACGAAACAAGGTGCGCTTGGGCTTCATCTCAAACGATGCAATCATCACGCGCTGTTTTTGCTTGATGAGTCCCATCGCAATCTGGCCCGTCACCATCGACTTGCCGCCACCGTTGCCGCCAGCGTACAAGGTCACCTCACCTGCACGGAACTGGAACCCTGAATGGGTCTTCGTCCACGGCATAGTTTGGGACACGTCCAGCACTGGGCTGGCAATCTCTGCCTCAATTTCATCCAAGAACTCACCTGCGCCCTTGACCTTCTGGGCCACGTCGTTGGCCTTGAGGTACTTCTCAAAGTCAACTTCGTCAGGCTTGACGATACGAATTCGACGAGCCTCGTCAAGTTCCTGCGCTCTTTTTTGCACGTCAGACGTTTGCATATTTCATTGCCTCTTCAATTCGCTGTTGTGATAATTTCATTCGCTCTCTATCGCCCTCGCTCAACTTCTTGCCTTGACTTAGGTCGTAGGCGCAGATGGAAACCACCAATGCCTCGAAGGAGATGATGCGCATCAGGTCGCTGGCGTAGAACGCAGGCTTCAAACTCTTCTTGCCTTCAACTGGGTACTCGCGGCGCTTGTCGTCTGGTGGGAACAGGTCGGTCATGTCCATGCCCAAAGCCTGCACCACGCTCAAAGTCTCACAGCCTGCAAAGCAATGAAGCAGGACGCGACCGTCTTCTGTCTCACGGATTGCCAGTGAAGGGCCTTTGTCATTGTGCGCAGGACAGCAAGCAGTCCAAGA